TTGTTAAGAATCGCAATACTACGATACCTACAGATATAAATACACCTGCAGCCATCTGTAAAGTTGGTGAACTGAGTAGTCCAACATATCCTTGCAGAATAGACAATACAGCGATTAAGATTGCAAACCAAACGGTTTTACTTTTAAATATATTCATTTTCTCATTAACCCTTCTATTTCTTTAGTTTTATCTTTACTTCCCTGACTTGATCCAAAATAAAATGATAACACTTGACCGGCAGCACTTGTTACAAAACCTAATGCAAAGATAACTAATTGCTGTTGATTATCAGGTGTATCTACAAACATTAGAACTGCTATTAACATAAATGCTAACCCTACTACACCTAGTGCTAGAACAGGCACTACAGCCTTGTCTAATCGTGTTGAATTGGCACTTGTAGCAACTTCTGCATGAGCCTTTCTAGCTGAATCACGATCTTCTACCTCTGCCTTGAATTTATCAATATCTGCTTGTATATGAGCCAATTCACCCTTTTGAGCAAGTTCTTGTAAGTCTAACTGTGCTTTAGCCTTTTGCTCTGGATCAGGTATTACCTTGTCCAAAACTTTCATTCCCACAGAAATAATATCGTCTATTCCAAACATTATTTAACCTTTCTAAAATGAAGTAATGCTAAGTCAAATATGATAATAGATGCACCTATGTCTTTAGTTATCCAAAGAGGAAACAAAGTATCTATAGGGTATGCACCATATTCAAAGTAATGTAATGAACGCATAACTTGCACCATTAATCCTGTTGTCATGACAAATATACCAATTTTAGATAGCATACGCATATTTGTAAAGAATCCACTAAACGCTAAGAAAGCTACTACAAAGACTGCAATTAGTTCAATAACCAAGATAGACATGAGCCAATGAATTAGTGTCATTTCTTTGCTCTTTTTTGTTTAATCTCGTCTGCCACTTCACTAATGTCCATGTGTTCACGCTTAACCATGTAATTAGATACCCAATTAATGACAGCAACACTACACAGACCAAGCACCCACGCTAATCCAATTAATACATCTAATTTCTCAGGATTAATGCCTAGTTTTTCAGCAGCGATTCCTGTAAATGCAAAGCCAGCCATTGCAGAAATACCACCGGCAATAAAGACCGATGCAACCTTACCTTTTTCTTGTAGTTTTTCAGGAGTCCAGAACATTGCTAGACTTAATCCACCAAATAAACCACCAAGTGCAGGTGCTAGTTTTTCAATTAAGAATCCATCTGGCATCATTTTTTGTTTACCAAGTCAAATAAAGCCTTCACCTTTTCCTCTAAAACAGCGATCTGGTTGTGCATTTTTGCTAAGACAATCACTAGCGTAACAAACGCTATTAAGAGACTAGACATCTTTGATATAGTGTCTAGTAAGTCCATTACTTACCAGTAAAGTAGTGCGAGAAAAATCCTATTAAAGAACTAATTGCTGAGACAATAATCATCCCAGTCCACAAGCCACCCTTAGACCGTTCTGCCATAGCTAATAGTGTTTTGACATCAGTACGCAATTCAGAGACTTCTCGTTCCATAGTCTCCATCTTTTGCCACATAACACCAACTTTTACAGGATCAATTTCAGCCATTACATACCTTCGCCTTGTACGATGTATACAGTTGAAGCACTTGTAGCTAGACCACTAAAGTAAGCCTCTCTAGTGAATCGTAAGACTTCAACAGCACCAGGCACTAATACAATCGCAGGACTTGGATCACCAGCTATCGGTGCAACAGCATTCGCAGTCGCTAGTGCAGCAGTTGAGCCTACTCCTAAAAATACAATATTAGAACTTGAATTAATGATTCGATATTGTCCTGTTGATTGTGCATCAAACCTTGCATCAACAAGTGCTTGAACTCCAGTTGGTGCAGAAGCAGCAGCAGCGACTACTACCGTTTCCCCCATTGGTGCAAATGCAATTTGACTATTCTGTGCCATGATTAAACCCTTTCTTGTGAAAATCTACAATCATCTTAATTTTTTTAATAAATACTATATGTTATTTGAAATTGAATAGTTCCTGTTGATGGCCCTAACTCACTTCCAATTAAACCACCAGGACTAGCACTACTATTATTTTTATAGAATGTTCCATATCCTGTAGTGCTATTTAACTCCATTGAATAAATATTTGTATCACCATTAATGGAAACACCAAACATTGGATACGTTGAATTTGTTGGTGTTGGCAAACCTATCAAATAAGCAAATTGTGTAGTTCCAGTTTTTACAGTATAAGCAATAGAAGCTCTAGCTGTTACTGTTCCATTTGATATATTGTAACGACCATCTACTGTTGCAGTCCAAGCCGTTCCCGTTCCATTAGGTTTAATTGCCGGTGTCCAAGATAGTTGTCGATCACAATTAATAATATCGCCCACTAAAAAATTAACAATACTTCCAAGAGCTCTATTTTGAAAGATAGATATATTTTGTATTGTTGCTCCTGGTGCTGCAAGTCGTGTAATATTTCCAGTTAAAAAATCATTGTATTCAATACAAAGCCCAATTACACCATCATCAACTACTAAATTAGCACCACCACTAACACCAAAAAAGTTTCCTACAATTCTAGTATTAATAGAAAAGTTGTAAAGTCCATAAATACGCATTACGTTAGAAGTTACATCTTCAAAAAAATTGCCTTCAAAGTTCAAATTTTCAGTTGATCGAAAATCGCAACAAAAATACCCTGAAGTAACACCATTGTTTGCTTCAAAACGATTGTTTCGTACATTAATTACGCTGCCACTATATTGACCATCATTGACGTTGTAAATATACAATGCGCTGTTGTTTAATCCTTCAAATTTATTGTTATCAATAGCCCAAATTGAAAAATTACCTCCTAAAGATGTAATTCCACTAACACAATAACTGAAAAGGCAATTTTCAATTTTACCAATAATCATTTTTTGCGTTATACCACCATAGATACCACCAACTGTTTGCAGACTAAATCTAATATTAATAAAAGTGGTTCGATCTAAAATACCAATTCCACCTGATAACGCTACATCTGAGACAAACCCATAAGTGCCGTATTTTAAAGTTAAATTACTAAATGATAGTAATGATTGAGGATAAGAACCTTTTGCTGTAAAAATTGGGAAAGTATTTGCACTAGCTTGAATTATCGGGGAAGAACCAAGTCCACCATCACCGAAAAAATTTCTATCGCTGTCTTTAATTGCTAAAGTTGCAGAAATTAAATATGTTCCTTGAGGAAAATAGACTGATTTTGCACCACTATCAATAGCAGCTTGAATTGCTGTTGTATCATCCGTTGTTCCATTGCCCACAGCACCATAATCCATTACATTGGCTGGAGCACCAACAATCATTGAATAAGATACTTTTGTTAAAGACATTATTTATTTTCCAATGCTGTTAATCGACTTGTTAATGATTCTATGAGTGCTTGTTGGTCTTGAATTGCTTTTACAAGAGTTGGTATTAATGTTTCATGATTAATGTTTTTGTATTCAATTCCATCACCACCAGCTTTTGAGGTGCTTACACACTCAGGAAATACATTTTCAAATTCCTGTGCAATAAAACCAGCAACATTTTTCTTATCTTGACCTTGTCCTTCTTTCCAATCAAATCGCCTTGGCTTTAATGCCATGATAGTAGATAAACCAGTATCAATATCTCTGATGTTTTCTTTTAATCTTTCATCAGAAATAGCAGTAATTACTATACTAGTTGAGTAAATAGCACCACTATCTAACACATAAAACTTAAATGCAGCAGCACCAGTATTGTAGTATTCAATAGCAGTAAATGTACCATTTGTTGTATTTCTAGCTGCTCTTGCTCTTAATATAGCATCTGTAAATGATGCACTTGTACACTCTCCCCATATTGCACCAGTATTATTTGCGTTTTTTACAAGTAATAATCCATTATTATCTAATGCCATTGGTTGGGTAAAAGTTATTGGATTTCCACCGCTTGTTGGTGCTGTGTACCAAAAATGTCCTCCATCAAACTGTTCATATCTTGAAGCCTTGTAAGTAGACCCCCCAGCAGTCCATTGACTGCTTGAATTAAGATAAGCGTTTGCACCCAGTTGTGCTGAATAACCACTACCACCAATAAATGCACCTGTTGCATTTGAAAATTGCATTATGTTATAGCCAGCGCTCCAAGCACTAGGAGTAGCTGTAAGTCCTAAATTGCCTGATGAGTCTATAGTAACCCTATTTGTGCTATTAGTGCTAAAACCTAAAGTATTGGCTGCTGGTAAATACATTCCATTAGTAGGAGTTGAAGAACTTGAAGGAATAAAACTTGCTCCAGATACTACACCATTAACATCAAGTTTTGTTGCTGGTGATATCGTTCCTACACCAACTCGATCATTTGTAGCATCTGTAAATAATAAGTTAGCATCTGCATCACCTTCAATTCGTACATTAAAGACAGCACCGATCTCGTTAATCACCAGATTAGATGTACCAATAATCATCTTTTCAGTAGATGCACCACCAGTTGCAGTTTCAAAGTGAATTTGTCCTTGTTCAGAGCCTGAAGTAGGACTTAAAATTGAAGCATGAATTACTGCATATTGTTGTTTATTACCTGCTGAATCTTCACCATTAAACTCAATTTCACCTAATGTATCTGAAGCTGCAGGAGTTGCTGAATCCCTGTATAAGTCTAATAATGGAGCTGCACTAGCACCTGCATCGGTAGAATTAAGGGTTATATTTGCAAAATTACCATCTGATCCACCTTCAACTCGTTGCCAAACTGCACCGTTATAAACTATCCAGTCACCTACACCAAAGAATAATAGCAAGCCACCAAAAGTCTGTGTTCCTGCTGTGCTAGTCACATAATAGTCACCTTTTGCACCTGTTCCATCAGCCAAAGTCGGACTGTTTGTTAAGGCATTCCATGTGCCTTTATAGTTCAAAGCACCAAGTGCGTTTGTAATGGATGATATTGTTTTTAACATAATTTTCCTTAACCAAAGACAAATTCGATTATTGATGTAAATGGTGGTGCTTGAGTAAATGTTACACTACCATTGGCGAAACTATAAGTATTTTTATTCTGATAAACCCCATTTATATAAATACAATTTGGTTCAGAACTAACAGTAAATATTGTTTGAGTACCAGTTCCTGTTGAATTTGATACTATTCCATTGACAGAACCTAAATTTCCATTAAGTGAAGTATAAACTACAGTTCCTTTTTTATCCTTAACTTGAATACTATAATCAGCACCTACATAAAAACGAGATGGTGTACCCTGATAAACAGGATAACCACCAGATGTTCTTATAGGTTGAGCAGCAGTAATTGTTAATCCACTATTCCAATACACATTAATTGGGTTTGTAATTGGATTTAGATTAGCTACACCAATATTAATATAACCATCTTCAAGAGGTTGTCCATCAATATCAGCAAATGCTGGATACGGAACAGCTACTGATTGGCTCATTTAAACTCCTCTGATTCTGTAATAGTTTTAATCATAATTATGGTTTAGGTGGCATTGGAGGTAAAGCATTTAACGCATCAGCAATTTGCTTTTTCGTTGCTTTTTCTTTACGCAATTTCTTAATAAATTTGATGCCTGACAAGACCGGTACTGGTACACCAATTAAACTACCAGATAATCCAACTTCACCCAAAGCAGCTAATAAAGTACCTGCAGTTCCACTTGCATTAATTAAAGTGCCTGGTGGAACTGTATTGACATATCTTACTACATCATCAATATCTCGCATAGTGGCTGCAGTTTGCTTACCAAAAACAATATCTAAGCGACCATTCTTATCTAATTGCGTAATAATTTGATGCAATTTTGCAGGTGAGACAATAGGTAAATCATTAGCACCCATTCCCATATTTTTTGTAGCTTCATTCTTAATATGGTTGATTGTTGCACCTTGTAATTCTTTCCATGCTTGCTGACCATCTTCACCACTTGTATTAAGTATTCTTTTAATAAAAGTAATTTCTTCTGGAGAACTACCTAAAATTGTTTTTTGAAACACTTGATCAACAGCAACTTGAGGATCATCCATACCTGCACGATTACGAATCAATCTTGCTACTACGGCACGATTCTCAAATTTCCTAGCTTGCGTTTCTCTTAATGATCTAGCTTTTTGATAAAGTGGCCCTGATACTGGTTCAGTAGTAAGATCAATAATTTTCTTGACAATAGTCTCATCTCGTAAACCTGTCTTATCATCAAACTTTGCTAATCCACTTATTTCTTTTCTTAATTCTTCTAATTTTGCAACTGTACTTGGTACACCAATCAAATTACCATTACTATCTTCAATAGCAATTCCTTGCTTTACCATGATTTTTTTAACTGCATCAGTAACAGATGAAGATGGAACTCCTGTAATTTTACTATTTAAATAATCAGTTAATGAACCTTGTATTTCATCATCACCATATTTTAAAGTTACAACAGTTCTTGTATCAGCTACATTACTTGCCTCAGGTGATTTTTTAGCATCTGTATAAGCAATATTTGTTTGATTTTTTGCTCGTTTATAACCTTCACTTAATGCTTTTGTAACTGCACTTCCAGTTGCTGTTAAGTCTGGTGATAGAGCCTCAGATAAATCAATTAGACGATCAAAGTTCTGCAATGCTTGTAAATTGTTTTCTTCTGCACGATCTCGTAATGGTTGTCCTAATGATGGTGACTTCATTTGCTCTTTTTCAAAAGCTAATTGTGCAGATTCTCTACTTGCAGCACCTTTTGTTAAAGTAATTGGTACAGGTAAATTTTCAGCAGTTGTAGCCCTTCGAATTCCTTCTGGTGTAGCTGCTGCACCAACTGATGCACCGGAAACTACTGGAGGTTTTTCTTCTCCTGTAATCATCGATTTAATTGATTCTTTAGCAGATACGATAGGTGCTGTAACAACTTCAGAAACCTTTTTAGCTGCTTGTCCTGTAGTTACTGCACCAGCCTTTGCTGCAATTTTTGCCGGTGCTACAACTTGCCCAACTGCTTGAACAACTGCTCCTGGTGCTGTGACTGGTGCAATCGGAGGTAAGTTTCTAGCAAGAAATTCACCTGCTTGTTGGGTATATTCTTGTCCTGTTGCTGTACGAGGTGCATAAGTTAATCCTTGAGCCCTTTGTACTGCAGTTTGCTCTATAGCCCTTCTAGCTGCATCTTGTGTTACAGCATCTGATGGTGGTGGTTGCTTTATTGCACCTTCTACAATACCACCCAATAAGCCTAAAGCACCTGTTGTTGCACCTGTAGCTAAAGATAAACCAGCTTCACCAGCACCAATAATCTTTTGTACTAAACTTGGTTCAGGTGGTCGTTCAATAATACCTTGTTCGGTTTTTAAAGGAACACCAATATCAGTAGGTATAGTTCCACCAATGGTAGGAGGTAAACGAACTAGACCAGCACGAATATCAGCATCTAAGTCTTTACGATCTTTTTCTGACATTTGATTACTAACATAAGCATTTGTAATTGCTTGTGGTAATAAAATTGGTTCTTGTGTTGTTGTTTTAACTGTTTCTTGAACTGTGGTTTTAATTGTTTCTACAGGCTTTAATTTGCCACCACGAGGCAACATGATCTTGCCAGCATTTACATCCTCTTCAAATTCTTTTGCATCGATAGGACTCATCTTGCCTGAATTATAGGCATTCAATATACTAGCAATAGAACTCATTTCAGCCATTATTGTTGTTGTCCATATTTCATATAACCACGAGTTGGTATAGCTTCTCTAGCCTGTTGCTTAGCTAATTCTTCTGCATTTCGTTTCATAAATCGATCTTGAAATTCAACATAAGTTGTTCCTCTTGGAACTAAAGTTTCACCAATTCTAATATCATTTCTAGTATTACCTAAAGAACCAACAGAACTAATCCATTCAGTTTGTGCATCTTTAGTGGCTGCTTCATATTGCTGTAATTTTGCAGTTCCCCTTAAAAAAGATGCAATAGTAGCTGCATTAGCTGTTGGAGGTGGAAGTCCTTCAAGTGCCAAACTTATATCTTTATCTGTAGCAACACCAGGAGGTAGATTTTTAATTGCAACTGAATTTCGTAATCTGTTATATTCGTTTCGTAATTCAGTAAATGAATTTTGATTTCCAGTAGCAGTTTTAATTGTTTCAGCAAAAGAAGTAAATTTGCCTGTACCACCACCCATTGTTTCTATTTTATTTGCTAAACCCAAAGCATTAGTTGATGAATTTCTTAAATCAACGGAAGACATTACTAATCCATTAATTTCCTTCTTTGCTCCTTCAGAAATATCAGGTGCAGCATCCTTAGCAATTTTTTGTATTTTTTCTGCAATCTCAAGTTTCTGTATATCTCGTTTACCACCTAATAAAAAATTTCTTTCATTTGCTTGACTTTTTATATTTGCAGTATCCCATTTAGTTTTGTCTAAATCTGCTAAGATAGTTTGCTCTTTATATTGAGCTTCAAATCCTTCTTTTTTCGCTTTTGCTATTTCAAATAATCTTTTTGCATTTTCTACTTCTTCAGCATTTTTTGCTTGTTCTCCTGCAATTTTTGCTTCAGCCACAGCTTTATCAGCATCTGCTATTTTTTTAGTTAATGCACTAGGTGCTCCTTCGGCTGTTGTTCGTGCATTTACTATTTTTGTAAATTGATCAGGATCAATATTAGATAAAGCTAAATTGAGTGTACCTTGTGCGGCTTTAGTATCACCATTTTTTAAAAATTCAGATACTTGTCCATAAAGTCCTAATGGTTCTTTGGAGTTTGTTTTCGCTGTAATAACTTCTTGAAGAAGTTGATTTGCAACTTCTGGATTATTGTTTTGTAAAGCGTTTGAAATTTGAAATCCTTGATTGAAATCATTTTTTATTCTTTCCTCTCCAAATTGTTTTCTAGCACTTTCAATAGATGAAACCAAAGCTGGACTTCTACCATGTTTAGCTAATAAATTAGCAAAAGCCTTTTGTGATGGATCATTAATTGTTGCTTGAAAGTCAGTAACATATTGTTTCTGTTGATCCTCTAATTGAGTACGAGCTTGTCTCTGTTGTAGTGCTTCTCCAAGTCCAGAAAATTGCTCACTAAGATTAATTTGTGAACCCATGTAATTAATTGGAGGTTGTAAAGGATTAATAGCCATATATTTTCCTTAAAATTTCATTCCTGAAACAACTTTAGCAATTCCAAGAATATCACCAAATGTTTGACGATTTACATTTCCTGCAGCTACTTGACCACCAGCTATTGCTGCACCTTGTTGTCCTAATAGATTTGCAATATTTGTTGCTGATCTTTCACCAGAAGCAGCTTGTCCAGTTAATAAATTACTAATATTAGTGGCAGAACTTGTACCACCTGCAGCTTGACCAGCAGCAGCAGCTTGTCCTAATCTTGATAAAAATTCTGTAGCACCTTGACCAGATGTTGCCAAATTTTGTGCAGCAGCTGCACCTAATGCAGACAAACCACCTAATCTACTATATTGATTTTCTATTGCTTGTTGTAATAAAGCTGGTCTATATTGCCCTAAAGCAAGTTGTACATTACCACCCCTTAATCCACCAGTAGCAGATGCTTGTTGTAATATGGCTTTTTCACCAGCTTGTACTTGTGCTTGATAACCTCCACCTTGTTCAATACCAGCGATTGCTTGTCTTTGTCTTTCAGGGCCAAGTAAACCAGCAATAGCTTGTTGTTGTTCTAATGCAGGAGCACCAACTGCAGCAAATTTTTCTAAAGTAGGAACTGCACCAAGTCCTGCAGTTTGATAAGTTCCAAAACCACCTATAGCTGGTACTCCAACTTGAGCATAAGGTGACATTAATGCTACTAACTTATCAAAAGCAGCTCTTTGCTCTGCTACACTTTTTTCAGTTAATCCAACTCCAATATCAAACTGTCTACGCTGTTCTGCTATTCCTAATTCAGATGTGCCAGCTTGTGTTTGTGCTGCTCGTTCTGCAGCTTGACCTGCTTGTTTTGCACCAGTAATACTTCCAATAGTATTACCAATAAAGTCACTAATAAAACTCATGCTGACCTCCATTCTTCTCTTGTAATTCCAAGAATGTAAACATCTTTTAACACTCCGTTTTGTAAACAAGCGTTTCTTCTACAACCCTCATATTTCATACCTAGTTTTAAACCATAATTTTTAGCAGTTTCTAAGCCTTGAATAATATAAGCCGTTACCCTTGTGATTGGATTAGCATTAAATGCCCAATCTAAAAAGGCTTTGCCTAATGTTCTTGAATAAGGTATTGATGTCTTTTTAAGAAAAGAATGCCATTCGATTTCTAAAGAGGAGAACCGAATAGCCATAAATGCACCAGCAAATGTATCGCCAACCCATGCTGACAAATAGATTACATTTGGATGATTAATTGGTGCAGATGCTCGATGATCATGCCCTACTTTTGTAATATAGGGATCAGAATAAACATCTGACAAATGTTCTTGAGTGATTCCTACAGTAACCGTTGGCATATAAACTCCGTTTTCAGAGTAAGCTGCTGGTGGCTTTGGATTCTCAGCGATTTAATTATAGCATTAATCTTCATCTTCTTCATCTTCCCAAGCCTGACAAACTCGCATATCGTTACAGATAAAGTTCAGTTTCTCACAATGTCCACGATAACCATAACCAGTATCGTATCCAGCCATAGGGATTCGTTCAATACGAACTTGTGTCATGAAAGAATTATCATAATATCCACAGTTTGAGCAATGTTTCCGTCTAGCATCTTTTGGGTCGCATTGCATTGCATCAGCAAGAGCCACATAAAACTCAGGATTAGACTTAGGATCATTACTAGGCTTCTCTGGGCCATAGTTCCAATCTTCAACTGCAACTATATAATTTGCATTATTCTCAGCCTTAGTTAAGAATTCTTCCTCGCTTGGAAGTCCATTAAATCCTCTAGGGATAACCATAAATTCCTTCATAACTTCTCCTTATGTTATTTCTCGCCCAGAGGCACGAATCGTTAAACTGGTTGCTGCACTTGCAAGCGTAGATATAAAGCTACTAGGTTCTAAAGCCTGACCAACTAACTCAGGACAAGTGTAAGTCTCATCAGGTGCAATACTTCTAGCATCAATGATTAGATTACTTGCACCAGCACTTGTACTTACTGTAACCAAGTTTGCACTAAAAGTCACATTTCCAGCAGTAGTATTTGTAACTGTAAACTTATCAATAATCGCTTTGCAATTTGTCGCAGTATATTGCGTTGTTTGCGTACCTTCTGCTTGTTTTGGTGGTATCAATACCTTAATCGTGACTGCCATAATATCTCCTTAAATAGCTTCTGCTCCACTAGCAATAATTGTTAAACCTGTTGATGTAGCTTGAATCTGTATAGTATCTCCAGCGTTCAGAATCTCAACCCCATTATATTGTAAGGCATTTGCAGTCGGTACTGGCACATCATATAAAAAGGCATTACTTGTTCCTGCACTACCCAAATTTGGTACTAAAAATACTC